TTCCGATGATTCCGCCGACGTTTCCGACACTGACAGGAAAGCCGAGTTCGGCCGCCGCCTTAGCCGCCGTCTCGCGTGTGCTAAACCGTGAGGTCTTGATGCGATCGAAGTTGGACCTGATCCATTCCATAAGACGGAATCTCTGTGCAGTTTTCAGGAAGTTTGGCGATTTCCCATCCATACCGCTCCTTTCTAACTTGTGGCATAGAAACATGATTATGCACCGCAATCCCTGCCGCCCGGCAACCCGGCCCGGCAGGGGGGGGATAGACAATCGGGGGCGGGTCAGTCAAGACCCGCGCGGCCGGTGTGGGCGGCCTCCCCGTGGAGAGATCACACCGGAATCGCCTCGTCGTCACGCGCGAACACCACGAGGTCTTTCACCGCCAAGATGCTGACCATGTACCGCCCACAAGCGTCCCGCGTCGGCCCGTCACGCTTGTCAACGATCACCAGTCCGTGCTCTGTCTCGACCGCCCGGCCTTTGACGCGGCGCATGATCTGTCCAAGCATCGGCTTGTCGTGCGGCCGTTTGCGGGTTTTAGTTTCGGCCATTACGACTGTTCCTTCGGTCAACATAGTTTTCTCCTAGAACGGCATACCGCGATCCGCCGCAAGTTGCATTTCCGCCGTCGCCGCCGGCGTGCCCGCGAACTCATCCCGCTTCGCTTTCAGCGTCTCACGGGCCGCATCCAACAGGTCCGCGAACGCGGGCAGGTGCCGGTCAAACGCCGCCATCACGTCGGGGTTCCGGTCGATGCGGACCAGCACCGGCGGGATCGTGGGGTGGTAGGAACACAAGTCCCACCACTCGCGGCCCGTCACCCACAGCCCGCCCTGCACCTGCATCGCGTACTCATCCGCGAGCCCGCCCAGCAGGTAGCCCATATGGACTTCCGCCGATGGGCACTTGATTTCCAGCCCGCCCGAATCCCCCACCAAACCATCGGGCGAGCAACCGAACCGCCCGCAGTCCGTCACGCACAGCCCGACCTGTTGCACGTCGCGGCCCGTGGTGAATGCGTACCAATCGCGTGCCTCCGCCTCCATGCCCGTGCCGCGCTCCGTGTAGCCGCTCCCGTAGTCGTCAAGGGGCTCGCCGATGTACCACTCGGCACACAGGCGGGCGAGGTACTTGACGGCCGACGCGGACGGCTTCAAGCCCTTCGGCGTGATGATCCGGTCGAAGTTGCTGGCGGTCGGCAACCCGAGCCGGGCGCGGAGCCATTCGTCCGAGCCTTGCTGTACGTCGATGATCTTCACTTGTAGGACTCCCGCTTCTTGCCGATCGCGTCGAAGCACGCCTTGACGCGATCGCCGCGAATCTGCCGGACGGCATCGACGCCCGCCCATTGCAGGAACCGCCGCTGATCGTCGGGCCGCAGGTCCGCAAGCGCGGCCTCCATGTTCGCCGCGTCATGCTCGCCGATGGTGTTGGCCGGGTCTTCGTTCCCGTCCGTGTCTCCGTCGCATGACGTAAGCCCGAGGGCTTGGACAAGGCTGTACCGCTGGGCGTACGTCATCGCCGCGCCCATTTTCTGTTGGTCCGAACATCCGGCCTTCGAGTCGAACGGAAGTGAAACCGTCGAATCCTCCGAATGCCCGCCGACGTGGGACACGGTGCAGGTCACGCGGAGAAGCGGCCCGACGATCTCCGCCCCGGACCAGCGGAACGCGAGCCCGGCGGCTCCCATATGCGGGCGGATCGTGGATTCAATGTCTTCGAGGCTCGCGTACCGCCTCTCGACCTTCGCGCCGTTGCGGGTCACGGCGAACTGCTGATTGATCGCACGTCGCGGGACCGGCGGACACGCGGCCTTGAACGCGGCCATCGCAGCCGCGAACTCCTGAGCCGCGGCGCGGTCTGCCATCCGCTCGGAGAGGGCGACCAGTTTCTCGAGCGCCTCCGGTGCCATTCCCGAGACGATGGCATTGTTCAGGATGGAGAGCGCCGACAGCGGCTCGTCCATCCGCCGCGCGATCCCTTCCTCCATTCGCGGGGCCAACTGTGATTCCGATTCGTCGATGATTCGCGTCTGGTTGGACCAACCCCAGTTGGGTGCCTCACGCGAGAGGTATGGGACGCCGAAAGCAAACGGTATGCAGATGGACATGGTGTACTCCTTTCGGTAAGAATGCGTCAGGGAAGCCTAGCGAGTTGGAATAGCAG